GAGAACAGAAATATCAAATAATTTATCTATTTTATTTATTGTTCTTATATTATTACCCGCATCATCTGAACTCCATTCATCCCCACCTGATGGAATAGTAAAAGCAAAAGAGCTTTGGTTTAAATTATTATTTTTCATGTTGATTAATAAATCTCTTGCATAAGATGTATCTGGCATTTCAAACTCATATCTTAATCCTTTAGCATCCGCATTTAATTTAAGAGTTCCCTCACCATTCTTGCTTCTTGCAAGAATTAAATTTGGATCATGGTTAATTAATGCTCTTACATCTGATGAATTAATTAGCTCATCAGTAAAAGCACCCTCTGAGATGTACTCATAAAAGCCACCAAGATTCTCACTTCTGGAATTATAAACGCTACCATAACCAACTACAACATTTCTTTCTTTACCATCAATCTCTCTTGTTTCAATTTTACTTTCAAGATTGAATGTTCTTTTTTCTACATTAGGATTATTATTTCTGAATGTTTTTTCATCTTCTTCTTCATCTTTATCATAATGATATGATTCTTCCATAATTTCTTCTTCTTCCATATCTTTATCTTTTGACATCATCATCATACATTGTTCATGTGAATCAAATGGCATAAAATACTCTTTACCATCTAAAGTATGGATATGAGAACCACTTCCTCCCATTTCTTCAGCCATTTTTTCAGCTTCCTCTTTTGTACTAAACAATGGTAATTCAATTCCATCTGTTATCATTGTACCTACTAATTCTCTTTTGTTTCTAAAACAATCATTACAATCTATATTCATATTATTCATTTTTTCTTCCATTTCTTTTTTTACTGGATGTTTACTCGGTAGTAAGTCAGTATCATGCTTACCGCTTCTAAATTTACCTTTTTTCATAGCATATAAAAAACTATTAACTCTGGCTAATGCCCATTGTTCAGGAGATTTCACAGATGGTCTTACTGATTGAGGATTATTATGATAAGCCCCAACCCCTCTATCAAATACCTTTTCCAACATTGGTAAAGTAACAGAGCCATCCCAATCCAAACTAAGTTCTTTAATATCTTCATTATGCTCATCTCTTTTATTCTCTAATGCTATTTTTATTTTAGCACTAACTCTTTTTTCTTCCTCCTCTACTATCTCTTTTCTTTTTCTTTCCGACCAAGAAAAACCAGCATCACCTCCCCATAGAGCTATTGCGATTCTCCCATTAGATGGGTAGCCCTTTTCTCCTGAGTTGTAGCCCTCCGCCTCTTTGTCTACTTGATGCCTTGAATGAAAGCTAAACATTCTCGTTACTCTATCCGCAGTAAGCTCATTGTTTATAATCATTCTTGCGGTGCGGATTCCAACCTCAGTCCCACCTCTTCCAAATTCTTTTCTCCATTCAAGACCTTTTTTTGCCTCATCAATCATACCTTGAGTTGGTGTAAAGTCAATATCACTTAATGCCTTTACTTCAATAATATTAATATTTTCATTTTCTTCAATATCTTCAAATCTTTCAAAGTAGTTTTCAATATAACCTTTCCATTCCTCTGGTCTTTCATTCTCAGCTACTCTTAGACATTCCTCCTTAGTTCTTTTAAGATAAACTATATTAGCATTTAATCTTTTAGCTAATTCATTCCTTACACTTCTTATTGGTGATGAATTAATTATCCAAACTTTTAAATCCTTTTCATTTTCTAAATCATTGTAAAAAGTATCTCTCATTGAAAAGATATATTTTCTTACTTGATCAATATGATTGTGTGTTGATTCATCAGTTAATGCTGAATGAATTTTATCAAAGTCCCAAACAAGATCACCTCTTTTTTTATTATTTCTTACATAAGTATTTTTGCCTGAACATGGTGATCCTGATACTATTGTAATGTTTCTGTAATAATCTTTATTATCATCTTCTGCTTCTTGCTTTGAATTATATTTGCAAGAGCCAGTAGCACCCCACCTATATTTTCCATTATCACATTTATAAGCTGGCATCACCTACCTTTTCAATTGTTGTCATATTCATTTGAATAAAATGCTGATCACCACCCTCTATTGAGTTTAAATTTTCTTTTTGTCTTACTTCATTGATACTCATATAACCATTTTGGATTGCAGTTTTATAAGCTTCATTCCTTGTTTTTACATCTCCTCTAAGTAATCCATTGACATTAAATTCAACAAATGTTTTTCCAAGTTCATTAGTTCTAAATAATTTAAGATTCATCTCTTGTTCTATCCTTGTTAGATATGGCATTAATGTATATGTTACATATTCTTGAGATTGCATTTCTATGTTATTAAAACTTGACTTAGACAAATCTTTAAGCATGTGAGGTGGAATATTAAATATTCTTGCTATCTCTTCTATTCCAAATTGTCTTGATGCTAAAAACTGAGCTTGTTCAGGTGATATTGAAATTGGTTTAAATGACAATCCCTCTTCCAGAATTATAGTTGAATTTGAGCTTTTTAGTTTTGCATAAGAACTATTAAAACTATCTTTTAATCTTGCAATTGCAGTTTCACTTAAAGCTCTATCAGTTGATAAAACTGAACTTGGCTTTGCTCCATTTTTAAAGAATGTTGATCCAAATTCTTCTATTGATAAATTCCAATTGATAGCTTTAGCACATTGATCAATAGGGGAAAGTCCCTCAATCCCATCATCTGTTATTAGTTTTATATGTAAAACATCAGCACTATCTAAAACGCTTCCACCATCCATTTGATAGAATAACTCATTATCTTTAATAAAGATATTCACATAATCAGGATTTAATGGAATGAGTTGAACAGGATTAGCTGAATTATCTCTTACTATTTGAACATAAGCATTACCATCAGTTAAAACTGAATACATAACATATTCAAAAAAAGTTATTTTATTTTGAAAGTTATTTGGTTTAAATTTGATGAGATTGTAAATTCTATTATTTACATCCTCTACTTTATCACCATTATTTTCTTTTCTGTAAACTGATATTGGTAAAGAGGAAACGCTTTCAGAAAGTAATCTGATTGCATTCCAAACTGATGTAAGAGTTAATGCTTTATCTGAATCATAAACATCAGCATCAGGGAAGATTGTATTTAAACTCAATCCTCTTTTATCTACATTTTTAGAACTATCACCAATGAAAAAAGTTCTAATATTATCTAATAAGCCCAAAGATTAAAATATTTTTAGCAATAATATTAATTAAATAATTCTTCTATGTGTAACAATGTTTCCTTTTTTTATTCTTCTATCTCTGCAAACTCTATAAGAATTGTAATCTGAATATTTACGTTTACCAAAGTAAGTTTCATATTCATCCTCAAGTTTCTCATAAGCTTTTTTATAAGTTTTATATTTAGATGCATTGTCCCAGAATCGTTCATCAAATCCCTCTGGTGTTAATAATGCTATTATTTTTGAATCCATAGTTTATAATATTAAAAGTCCCCTATTGTCGTAAATACTATTAACCTCATCTCCAGTCATGTATTCCCCAAGAGCCATGACTAAAGCAACCATTCCATCAACCTTTTCTCTTGATTTGTTTTTTGCAATCTTAATATTGCCAGCTGGGTCTTCTTGGATTGCTACATTTGAAAGCATCCAATTCATAGCTGGATTATTATTATGAATGATTTGTTTTCCTATAATTAACTTTTCTAATTCTTTTGTTGGAGCTGACATACTCACAAAGCCCTGACCAAAAGGAGTCATGTTTGCTCCATCACCAATTAAATCTATAACTAATTGAGATGCATTCCATCTATCGTAAGCAATTGATTGTATTCTGTATATTTTACTCAATTCATTTATTTTTGCTTTTATAAAATTATAATCAGCTACATCTCCTTCAGTTGCAATAACATGGTTTTGATTTACCCAAGTCATATAATCAACCTTATCTCTTTCGCTTCTTTGCTTTGCATTTTCTGATGGTATAAATAAATGAGGTAAAACAATATACTTATCTTCATCTTTAAATATTAAAACAAAAGCACTAATATCTCTTGTTGATGCTAAGTCAAGCCCACCCCAACATTCCATTCCCTCAAGTTTTTTAAAGTCATATTCTTGTTTACATTTCATCCAATCATCATTGGTAATCCAAACAGTCTGAGAGTCAGTCCAAAGATTAAGCATTAATCTCTTAAATGTATTTTGATAAGATGGAACATCAACAGCCCTTTGGCCCTCTCTTTCCATGTATTCTTTTCTTAAACTTATTCCATAATTGGGATTACATTTTTTCCAAACCTCTTCATCTTGAATGTCATCTCCATCAGTAGCTTCATATATTACCGAATAAAAAGTTGGATCATCAATTACTCCATCTCTTACTTTACTTGCATAATCATAAAGCTCATAGCAAATGGATTGCTTATCAAATCCAGCTGTTGTAATTGCAATGCATAATGGTTCTGTTCTTGCTCCAGTTGAGGTCAATAATGTATCCCATAAATCTCTATTCTTTTGAACATGCATCTCATCCATCAGAATACAACTTGCATTGAAGCCATGCTTTGTTGAACTATCAGAACTTATAGCTTGGAAGAAATTACCTTTGCTTTCATTTACAATTGAGTTTCTAAATACTTTGCCTCTTTTTGTAAGCTCTGGATTGTTTATAATCATTTGTTTTGCTATATCAAAGATTATGTTTGCTTGGTTTCTATCACCAGCCGCTGCATATATTTCACCACCTCTTTCTTTATCTGCAAATAACATATACAATCCAATGGCCGCACACATTGTAGTCTTACCATTTTTTCTTGGAATTTGAATGTAACAAGTTCTATATTTTCTGAATCCAGTATTTCTATTTTTCCAACCAAATAGGTTTCTAATAATTTTTTTTTGCCACTCTTCTAAAAGTAATGGTTTTCCAGTAAGCTCTCCTTTTGTATGTGTAATAAAAGTTTCAATAAAACCTATTGCTTTATCACTTGCCTCTTTATCAAAGTAATATTTACTCAAAATAATTATTTATTTGTGTATTGTTGGTTACTTGTGGAGCTGATATTGATGCTCTTGCGGAAGGAGTAATTCCAAATTGAGCTGCTAATTTAAGAGCTGAGTTCAAAGCATCTTTAGCAATCTTCTGATAAGGAACTGCTTGAGCATGTTTTAAAGTTCCATCAGGATTTTTGAACGCTTGTATTCTTCCTTTATTTCTCAGTAATTGTTCTGTTTCTATATACAAACTTATCTCATTGCAGTAAGCTTCTATTAATCTTAAATCAATTTTATGTAACATATTTAAATTGTAAAGCTGAAAAGTTATTTTTTTCCATTCTTGTTTTCCAATTTTGGAAAGCCAATCTGGAGACTCAGGTAGATTTGAACATAGTTCAACTTGCATTTCATTTTCTAATAATCTTGATTTTTCAAGAGTCCCCTGCATTTTTTTTAATTCTGTTGGAAGTTTTTTTCTGCCTTTTGACATTTTTTTTTATATTTGTTCAAGCAGATTCAAAAAAGTCTGTTTTTCTTGATAAGTAATTAAAAGCTGGATGTTTATTCAGCTTTTTTTTTAATTTATTTTTTCTGCTTTTTTACCTGTAAATTGCTCCCATCTTTCAATTATAACATCACAATATTTTTCATCTAACTCCATTCCATAACACTTTCTTTGTAATTTTTCACAAGCTATAAGAGTTGATCCACTGCCCATAAAAATATCTAATATTAAATTATTTTTTTTTGAACTATTTTTAATTGATATTTCTATTAGTTCTATTGGTTTTGTAGTAGGATGCAATGGTGAATTTGCCGGCCTTTCTATATCCCAAACATCTGATTGTTTTCTATCTTTTACAGAACATAATCTTGCCTCACCCTCTTTCCATCCATACCAGATTGGTTCATATTTAGTGTGATAATCTTTTCTTGATAAAACTAATCTGTCTTTATTCCAAATAATAGTAGAGCTCCAATGATAATTATTTTCTTTAAGTGAAAGCATCAAATTGCCCCATTCCTGAGCACTCATTACGATATAAGTTGGACAGCCATTTTTTGAATATAGAAAAAGATTATTAAAGCATTCATTCATAAAATTTTTGAAATCAGATGTATCCATTTTATCATTTAATATTGTTCTTTGTTTATATCCCATAGGATTATTTTTACTAACAGCACCATAATTTACATTCCAAGGTGGATCTGTGAAGACCATGTCAGCCTTTTTTTCATTCATAAGCCTCTCAAGATCATCTGAGCTTGTACTATCTCCGCACATCAATCTGTGGTCTCCAAGTTGCCAGATATCACCTCGTTTTACTTTGCTTTCTTTAGCTACTGGAATCTCATCATCTTCAATTTGACCATCAATAGTATCTTCTTTAAAATCAAATAATTCATCTGGATTAAAACCCCATTCTGTTAATTCTTCATAATTAAAATATTCTTGAATCAAATCATCATCAAAACTTCCACCATTTTTATTTAATCTAATATTTAATTCTCTTTCTTTATCTAAGGTTAAATCTAATTCATTACAATCAATTTCTTTGTTTCCTAATTCTTCCCATATTTTTAATCTTTGGTGACCTCCAATAACAATATTTTTTCTTTCAGAATTTATATTAATTATAATTGGATCAACTAATCCAAACCTTTGAAGACTATCTTTTAAATCTTGTTCTTGCACTTTTGTTATTTTTCTTGGATTATATTCTGCTTTTATTAATTCAGATATTTTTCTCTTTTTTATTTTCATTTTTTTTTGGTTTTAGTTTAAATTTAAACTGATTATTGATATCGATACCCCATACTTCCAATTTTGCGTGTAAAAAAAGAAAACGCCC